TGGAACACATAATCAAAGAAAGAAACCGGAGATTATTATCCCTCTTAAAGGGAGAGCCCTCCTTCTCAGAAAACTTGATAGCCGAGGTCGACCTAGACCAAAACATACTGCAAAGTCTCCAAGGCTCAGTTAAAAGCTATATTCTCGACTGTCTTTTTGAGTGGTATCCAGAATCAACTTTTGACCCAGATCTTAGCATAGAAAAATTGTCATCTCTTCATACTAATGAAATAATGAATCTTCCAAATCGTACTCCAAACGGCCTACTGCTACCCAAGCAAGAATGTTCTTTTTCGTATAACGTAGTAGTCAAGAACACTGTGAGACTTGCGAATTTTTTAGGCCTAACTGATGCCTGTGAAGCAGCGTACATGCCGATAAACGTAAGGTTGCCATGGGGAGATCCCTCTTTGCATATTGCAAGTAGAGCATACTCTTCAGTCAAATGGCATACAGACATATGGGCTGGAGAATGGGCTAGAAGTGTAATGCTTCACGTTCCACTCTTCGGAGACCTCGAAAGAAATGGGATTGCTTTTGCCGAACCACCTAGTGAGTTTTATCCCGACTACATTAAAGATATCCCCGACTATAACGAAGGGTCTGCAATAGCAGATAGGTCAAGAAGGTACGACTTGAGCATGTCTCTGGGGAAAGCCTATCTAGTTGATTCTTTTTTACTACACAAAACCTTGTGCGGCCACCCATCATTCCGTGGTATATTAAGCTTTCCCCTAAGGCCACGGGAGACTCTAGATTCAGACATATATCAAAACCCTGAAAGGGCGGATGATTTTATACCGATGGAAGAATGGCGAGAGTTTGGAACTAAGCGAGTTGTGACTACCGATAAAGTTTTAGCACCTTATGAGGGATCTGATAAGCCTACCATCGCCTATTCAGATTCGTATAAGCTATTGAAAATAGCATGATCACAATATTTGAGTTTGAAAGACATCGTGAAGAACGAGGATGCATCTACACCTTCTTTGATCAAAGACAGCTTCAAGATGTCGAATTTGTACAGGACAAGGTGAGCGTTTCCCATAAGGGGGTAATAAGAGGTTTCCATGGAGACGATAAGACGTGGAAGCTTATAACGTGTCTACACGGGGCTTGTCAACTAGTGGTTTACGACCTAGACAATGATATTAAGGAAAGCGTAACTCTCAGAGGCGATGCTGACAATCACAACGGCAAGCACCTCTCCGTTCTCGTACCCCCGCACCACCTTAATGGTCACCAGTCCTTAACAGATAAATGTATATTTCTATACAAGTGGAGTGAATTTTACGCAGGGCCAACCGCCCAGTGGAGTGTCCACTACGACGACGAAACTATTAACCCCCGGTGGCCCATTTGTCCTACGAGGGTGTCCTGTAGAGATAGACTAGCCCCTACCCTAAAAGAATTTAGAGACAATTTATAATGACAAGAGCATTAGACCTTCTAGTAGTGGCCCCTTCGGCTAGGAACCTATATCAGGAACTAGCTAATGAATTTTCTGCCAAGGAGCCGAATATTTGGGCTGGCCTTCTGGCTAACTCGGCTAGAAGTGTGGGTTATGGAGTAGCTATATATGATATGGAAATAGAAAGACCCACTGAAGAAGAGTTTGCTGATGTTGTGAAAGAACACGATCCCCGACTCGTCCTCTTTGTGGTGACGGGCCAGAACCCGAATGCGTCCACAGCAGCCATGTCCGGGGCTGTAGAGGCCGCAGAGGGTCTCCGAGACCGTCTACCTGAATACAAGATAGCCTTCGTTGGCCCCCACATAAACGCTCTCCCCCTAGAGACTCTTTCTGATAACCCCTTTATTGATATCGGACTTACTAATGAAGGGGTTTATGCGCTACTTGGCCTTCTCGACACAGACATGTCCTGCGACTCGATGAAGTCGGTTCACGGACTATGCTATCGCGAAGAAGATGGAAATCTTAATATCACGCACCCCTCTCGGACAGTGCCGCAAGAGAGATTGCATATCGATCTTCCCGGCGTTGCTTACGACTTGATGCCTAGCTTGGATAAGTACAGAACCAGTGGCTGGCACGCTAACTACCACGACTCACAAAGAAGTCCTTTTGCCAGCATCTATACGTCTCTAGGGTGCATTTTTCAGTGCGAGTTTTGTATGATAAACATAATAAACCGAACCAATAATGACTCCGGCAAAGCGTCTGCCGACTTTAATAAATTCAGGTATTGGGATCCAAAGTTTACCATCACACAGCTTGACTATCTCGCTGCACAGGGAGTCAAGCAGGTAAAAATTGCGGACGAAATGTGGGTGTTGAAGCCAAAGCATTTCATGACTCTCTGCGATCTAATTATTGAAAGACAGTACGGCTTTAATATTTGGGCCTACACTCGCATTGACACAGTAAAGCCCAAGTATCTAGAGAAGCTTAAGGAGGCTGGAGTTAATTGGCTTGCGCCCGGAATTGAGGCTGGTAATCAGGAGATCAGGAGGGAGATCACTAAAGGTAAGTTCGAAGACATCAACATTCGAGAAGTAGTAAAGATGATTCATGATGCTGGAATCAACGTTGGCGCAAACTACATCTTTGGACTGGGCCATGACACGTGGGACAGCATGCAGGAGACGCTCAATCTGGCAATGGAACTTAACACTGCGAACGCAAATATGTACTGCGCCACAGCGTTGCCCGGAAGCCCCCTCTACCTCAAGGCCAAAACGGAAGGCTGGGAGTTCCCAGATTCTTATGATGGGTATGGATTCCTATCGTATAATCACTTGCCTAGCAGAACCTATTCCCTGAGCGCCAAGGAGATTGTGGCGTTTAGAGACTATGCGTTTCACGCCTATTTTGAAAGTCCCAGATTTTTAAACATGATAGAACACAAGTTTGGTAGCACCGCCGTGGACAATATTACACGAATGACCGCCATCAAGCTCAAGAGAAAGGTCTTAGAAGAATGAAAAAAGCAATAGTTTTAACTTGGGAAAAATTTCAGGACCACGAGGTAATTTACCCGTACCATGCATTAAAAGAGCACGGATTTGATGTAACCTTGGCTGGTGGTCCTAATTTAGGTAGGATCTTTGGCATTTTAGGAGCCTACATGATTTGCGATCTACTCGTGGAAGATCTAGACCCGGATAGCATCGACGACTATGATGTGCTAGTTATCCCCGGAGGGGTCAAAGCTCTAGAAAAGCTGAGACTAGAAAGCAATGCTGTTAAATTTGCTAGAAACTGGGTGAATGCTGATAAGATGACCTTTGTCATTTGCAACGGGGGACAGCTATTGATTACTGCGGATGTGCTAAGGGGAAGAACCCTCTCAGGATACTATTCAATTGAACCAGACATTGCCAATGCTGGAGCAACTTATGACCGCAGTCCTGTAGTTGTAGACGCAAACTTAATCTCATGTCCCCATTATGATTTCATGGGGGAGTGGCTTAACACTGCCTTTCAGGAGTTTGACAGATCACATGAAGGCAAAACGCAAGCCTTGGGGGCATGAATACCTTATTTATGAAAATCAAGATGTCGCCATATGGCATCTATTCATAAATAAATGGGAAAGAACTTCCCTCCATTGTCATCCTAATAAAAAAACAGGACTAATAGTTCTGCAAGGGGGCGCAAAGGTTAGGTTTCTTAACGGTGAGCAGAAGGTGTTTACTGGTGAGAAAGTTATGATCCGTCATGGAGTTTTCCATCAAACCAAGAACATGACAGGAGAGATTCTTCAGTTATTTGAAATAGAAAACCCGGTGAACAAGGGAGATATAGTCAGGCTTGAGGATTCTTATGGTCGAGCAGGTATTCCTTATGGGGGAGAGGACGACGTTGATGTCCCAGATAAAGGCCTTTCCGGTTCTGGAAAGTGGGAAAGGGTCGGAGATTGCGAAGTATGTGTTCGCACCATCAATAGCTTGGGCTGGGTCGCCTTCATAGAGGAACTGGGAGCACCCGACTTAATAATGATTACACAAGGTGGCATATCATTCAATGAATACAAGGTAGCTGGTCCGGGAGACACTCTTGATCGGAAGACATTTGCTTCTCTTGCCCAGCAGTTTTCCATCGACCCAAATACCGAAGGGGTCTTGGTAAGATCATGTATGACGCACTAGCAGAAAAAAAGATTTTTGAACAGTCTAGCTACAATCATTTTTTTGAGCAACAGGTAGCCGTCGCTTTAGACGAAAAACTTGTTCGGCCCCCTATCTACCTGTCTCTAGGAACGGAACATATTCCACCGTGCATCTTTACAGCGTTTTTGAGAGCCGGTCTTTCTATGAAAGACTACTACGTGTTCCCCCAGCATAGGTGCCATTCCTACTACCTTACGTTCGGAGGAATTCCCATATCCCTTGCTCTTGAACTGTGTGGTGACCCCAGAGGGTGCAATGCCGGTATGGGAGGTTCCGCGTCAGTTAGCAACACAGAAACGGCCAATTTAATAGGCCATTCCGGTCTTCTGGGAGATCAGGTTCCTATCGCAGTAGGATGTGCTCACGCTTCTCAGAAGCCTACGGTCGTTATTCTAGGAGACGCTGCTGCCGAAGAGGATTACGTTCTGGGGGCTATGGGATTCGCAGCCACAAAAAATGCCCCCGTTCTATTTTTGTGCGAAGATAACGATCTTTCCATACTAACAGAGAAAAGCGTTCGAAGATCTTGGAGTATTGTGGATGTGGCTGAGAGCTTGGGTGTTGAATCTAAAGAGCTTAGAGATCGCCCCTGCGACATCTATGAGGCGGCTTGTGACTTTATTAGAAAGCCTAGACCTGTCTTTTTAAATGTCCTATGTCAAAGGCACCGCTGGCATGCGGGTAGTGGGATAGATAACGAGCCCGAGTGGGATTCCTTTAAAGACCTCTTAAAGGATATGCGACGCAACTTTGGAACTTCCTACGTTAATAGCATTATGAATTATCATCGACGCCTAACCGAATCCCTGTGGAAAAATGTGGCCTATGAATGTAGCAGAAACAATTAAGTCCAACACCAGAAGCCATCTAGAGCAGGGGGGTCTCTTCTACGGCCAGTGCGTAGCGGCGGTTGGGTGGATCGGCGGCACTGTTCCAGAAATGACAGAGGAGGAGGGGGTAGTTGAGCTTCCCACTTCCGACTCTTCCAACTCAGGGATAGTGTGTGGCGCTGCGGTGGCTGGCAGAAGGCCAATATACGCAATAAGATATCAGGGATTTATGTCCTACAACGCGACTAGCCTTCTGAATTATGCGGCCAAAAGTAAGGAGATGTGGAAGAAGCCGTGCCCTGTATTCGTTCGGGCTATCGGTATGGAGGGCTCTATTGGTCCGGTAGCCACCGGGATGCACCACAGTATGGTTATGAGAATGCCGGGAACTATTGTTGCCTCTCCAATGACCCCTTCTGAATGGCAAGATGTATGGGATTTCTTTCTTGAGAATAACGATCCGGTTTATTGCAGCGAGCACCGCAAAAGTTTTGATATAGACTATAATATAGAAGACATGCATGTTAAGGATAAGCTTAATAGATCTACCCATAAGCCCAAGGTTACTATATTTGCTATAGGAGCAGCGAGGCTGGAGTCGCTAAAAGCTTGCGAGATACTTAAGAATCAACACAAGCATATAAATTTTCACTTTGTCAATATAGTGTGGCTTAAGCCACTAAGATTGCCCGAAGAGGCTATTTGTCATTTAATGGAAAGTGATTTTGGAATAGTTGTCGACTCTGACTATGAGATATGCGGGGCATCAGAACATATCGCAAATTATCTAATGCTAAAATCGAAAAAGCCAGTGTACACTCTCGGTCTCGAAGACAGGACTGCTGGATTTGCTGATCATTGTGACAACAAGACTCCAAGTCCCGAGCGAATAGTTAAACGCATAATGGAAGGGTAGTTATGTATACAATATTCTGCGACATTGATGGATGTATTTTCAAAAACCTAGGCAGCGTTTCCGCCATCGTCAAGATGGGCGAAGTCCCCACAAACAACTACCTCTTGCCCGGTGCTACCGAAGCCCTTAACAAATGGTATCACAAGGGATGTAACATTATTCTCACCACAGGGCGTCCCGAAAGTATGCGAGAACTAACGGATAAACAGTTGGCCTATTTTAATCTTTTTTATGACAAGCTCATTATGGGCCTCAACAACCACCCAAGAGTTCTTATTAACGATGATCGCGAGGGAATGACGATTACAGCACACTGTAGAACCTTGAGCCGTAACGAGGGTTTTTCAAGTCCCGATCTTAACGGTCTTCTAGATATCTAAAACGAGAGAAGGAGTTAGCATGCTGTCCATTATAACTGTCGCCAAGGGAAGGAAGGATATATCTCAGAGATCCTTCGAGAGTATCTGGGCAAACTGCCATGATAAAGATAATATTGAGCATCTTATAGCCACGGACCATGATGATGAAGAACTGAATCCGTTCATTAAGGAATACATGGAGACGTATTCCGAATGTAGAATCTCCCATCAAAAAATCCAAATAGAGCCCTATGAATACAGAAATATTCATAAAGATTATTGGAACCCTTTGGCGCGTGAATCTGTAGGGGAAATTATTTTTGGCCTGACAAACGATGCTATTATAACAACCAAGCATTTTGATAAAATAATGCTTGAGGCAGCAGAGGATCACAAGATAAAACATCGCCATTCATATTTCCAAATATTGATAGACGACGACGACGAAAGCGTTTTACCGGAATCTGCAAAGCCCTTTGACTTCTGTGGTTTGCTAGTCTTAAGCCAAGCTGCCACTAGAGTTTTAGATGGAATTGCGCCTAGCGAAATTATTTTTTCTTCAGCCGACCAGTACGTGAATCATGTGTTTGCCCATAGTCTTATCCCATCTCAGATTGATTTACGAGAAGAGATAAAAACTGAGAGCATCTCACACTACACAGGAAAGCAGGAGAGGGCCGATGATGTCACCTTGTCTAAACCCCTGAAAGCGACCGATTGGAGAGCGGTTGCAGAGAGAAAGTACGATCTGGCCCTAGACTATGCAATAATGAAACAGGTCAAATGGGTTAATAAGAGACTGAAGGACCCCCTCCCCCTTGGTGAACCTGATGGAGAAGGGGAACTATCAGTGTTAAATCTTGTTAACCTTTCCTGTGACGGAAGAGGTCTGTTTAACCATGGAGACTCTGAGCTATCGATACCAAGGTGATAGATTGTCTGATGAATATCTTAAGCTAATTTAATAAAATGGAGAATGGTGATGCTGTCTATTGTAACGGCCTCCAAAGGGAGACAAGAAATATTTCAGAGAGTAGTAGACTCCATCTGGGAAAATGCACATGACCCTTACAGCATTGAACACATCGTGGCTACCGATGTGAATGATTCAAAAAGCCATGTGTTTATGGAAGAGTATATAAGAAAGTACCCTGCCTACGATATTATTCATCAAAAGGTACGCCTGCCGAAATGCGAAGAATGTTCAAAGGTAGCCGGTCGAGTAATCACCCATTATGAAAGGAGAAACATACACAGGGACTACTGGAATCCTATAGCTAGACAATCTCGCGGGAATGTTGTATTTGGGCTTACGAATGATTACATAATAAAAACAAAGGACTTCGACAGAATAATACTGGAGGCGGTAAGCTCACACCGGCGAGAGCATCGCCACTCTTATTTCCAAGTATTACTTGATGACGATGAAGATACCCTTCTGCCCGAGAATGCCAAGCCCTTCCCCTATTGCTCACTGGTCGCCCTTACTAAAGAGGCCGTTGGCATACTAGGAGGCCTCGTTCCCGAAGAGATTGTTTTTTCTGGAGGAGATCAGTATGTGCAGCAGATATTTTCTAACACTTTATTTAATTCTCAAATTGACCTGAGTAGTCAAATAAAGTGTGAGCTAGTTTCGCACTACAATGGTACGCAGGCTGGCGCTGATGAGGTTACTTCCGGCAAGCCTATAGACAACACTGACTGGTCGGTCGTAGGCGCCAAACAGTACGATATCGCATTAGACTATGCTATTATCAAACAAATAAAATGGGTTAAGTATAAATTGCAAGAGAAGGAGTCTTTTATGAAAAAGGCAACTCCTGTGGAAATAGAAAAACTTACGGAACGGCTTATTGATATGTCATCTAACGACACCGACAAGGGTAGCTGGTGGGGCAAATATGTGGGGGCGGAAGCATGAGTGTTATAGTCCTGTCCGGATATTTCAATCCTATTCATCCGGGCCATATTAGCTTGATACTAGATGCCAAAGAGTATGCTGAGAAGCTTATAGTGATAGTCAACAGCGACGAACAGGTCAAAAGAAAGGGGAGCTTACCCTTTTTAGACGAATGGGCTAGGTGCGAAATAGTCAGAAACATCAAGGGGGTAGACGAGGCTCTCTTAGCTATTGACGACGATGGAACTGTAGTTAAAAGTTTAGAGAAAATAAAGATCGATCACCGAGATCATAAGATTTTTTTTGGGAACGGAGGAGATAGATCTCCCCATACATCAGCCATCCCCGAGGTAAAATTTTGTGAGGCTAATGGAATTGTTCTCATTTACGGGCTTGGTGATGAAAAGAGATATTCTTCAAGCTGCCTTATAGAAAAGACACGCCTACATCATAGAGATTACATTCATGAATAGAATAGAATTCGGAGAGCTTAGAATAGGGGATACTGCTAGGGCCCACCTAAGCGATGTGTGCGACACTAACTGGGCCTCTATGGGGCCAAAAGTCAGGGCTTTTGAGAATCAATGGAGCCATCTCTTTGACTATCAAGACAGCATTGCAGTTAGCTCCGGAACCGACGCATGTATAAATGCATGCCTTGCTCTTTACGATATTGCAGATGCTACACGGGGAGACGAGGTCATCGTCCCTGCCCTTTCGTTTATCGCTACGTCAAATGCAGTTCGGATGGCGGGGCTCACTCCTGTATTTGTAGATGTAGAAAAAGAAACCCTAAATATAGATCCCTCAAAGATAGAAGACGCAATCACAGACAAAACTCGTGCGATCATGGTAGTCCATACAATGGGAAGACCATGCGACATGACAAAGATAGTTGAGATTGCACAAAGGCATGATCTTAGACTTATTGAAGACGCATGTGAGGCTCATGGAGCAGTCCACAAGATGGAGAGAATAGGCCACTTTGGAGATATGACATGTTTTAGCTTCTATATCGCTCACCTAGTTTGTTGTGGTGAGGGAGGGATGGTTTCTACTAATGACGCAACGATTGCAGAAGTTCTCCGTTCAACCAGATCTCATGGCAGACCCTTTGACTCACTATACTTCGATCACCAGAGGACCGGAATCAACTCTAAGATGAATGATCTTGAGGCGAGCCTTGGACTGGAAGGTATAGAGACTTTCTGGGAGACTTTCAACACACGTAAAAAGACCATGTATAGATTCCGAATGGCATGCCTAGGATTTGACGATTTAGTCTGGTTCTCCGAAGAAGAAGCTAGAGACCACAACTGTCCCCATGGGTTTAGCATAACCGCCAAGAAAGAAGGAGATATACAAAAGGTTATTGAAAGTCTCGATCTCCATGACATCCACTGGAAGAGAAACTTTGGCTCAATTCCAACTCAGCACGCTGCCTTTGCCGATATGGGATATTCCCTTGGAGACTTCCCTAACGCCGAGTGGATAGGAGAAAACGGCATCCATATTGGGTGTCATCAATATCTATCGGAAGAAGACATCCTTAGAGTAGAAGTCGCCCTGAAGGAGGCACTAGATTCCCTATGAAAAAGATCCTTATCACGGGCGGTGCTGGCTATATTGGCTCCTCCCTTCTCAGCAGTAATCGCCCCGGCTCCATTACAGTATTCGATAATCTATATTGGAATCAGGGAGCGACAGTCTATCCGTTGCTGAAATCCTTTCGTTTTTTGAATGAAAGTATTTTGGATTGGAGTGATACTCTAAAGAGAGAGATTGAAAAAGCAGACGTAATTATTCCCCTTGCCGCATTAGTAGGAGCTCCCCTCTGCGAAAAGGAACCGGACCTTGCGTCGGAATTAAATTATCTTTGGTTTAAAAAGCTTCTTAGTTATTTAGACAACCAGCTTGTCATCTATCCTAATACGAATTCTGGATACGGAAGCACCGGAGAGAACATCTGCACGGAAGAAACTCCCACTTCTCCTATTTCCCTCTATGGAAAAACCAAACAACAGACCGAAGAGCTTCTGCTTAACAACTATGATAACACGATTGCCTTCCGGTTAGCAACCGTTTTTGGTTGGTCTTATAGGCCGAGGATGGACCTACTAGTGAATAATCTCACCATGATAGCCCATAGAGACAAGAGGCTGGAAGTTTTCGATGGACACTTTCGCCGTAATTATATTCATGTCAAAGATGTTGCGGACGGCTTTGCCTTTGCGGTGCAGAATAGAGATCGCATGAAAGGAAATGTTTACAATTTAGGGAATGACTCCATCAATATGACTAAAGAAAGCCTAGCCCATATCATTTGTGAGGTCACGGGAGCTTCCTATGTTCCGGTTTCATACAGAACAGATCCCGATAAAAGAGACTATATTGTCAGCAGTCAGAAGCTATATGATCTTGGGTATAGTCCAAAAATAGATTTAAGAAGGGGTATTAAGGAGATAGTGCAGTTTTGCGCGTTCGATCCTGACAAAGGTGAGCTTCAGCTTAACAATTACTAATGATTATTTCCAAAACACCATTTAGAGTCTCTCTATTCGGAGGCTCTACCGATTACCCCTCTTACTATAAGAAGAATGGGTCCTTAATCTTGGGCTTCGCTATAGACAAATATTGTTACCTTAATCTAAGAAAAACTCCTAGGATATTTAACTATAAGACCGCCGTCAGTTACTCAAAGCTTGAAAAAGTTTCTAAAAACTCTTCTATTGAACACAATGGCGTGCGTGGAGCCCTTGAGTATTTCAACATAAAATACGGAGTTGAGATACACCACCTCTGCGACCTTCCTTCTCAGACGGGCATAGGATCTTCTTCTTCTTTCATAGTGGGTCTAGTTAATGCTATCTGCGAGATGAAAAATCAGTCATTCTCTCAACAACATTTAGCACAAACCGCTATAGAAATTGAACGTAATCGGTTAAAGGAACCGGGAGGTATACAGGATCAAATATGGGCGGCCTATGGGGGATTAAACTCCATTGACATAGCAACTAATGGGTCTTTTGAAGTTAAACCCCTTCCCGTAAGCGAGCAATTTAAAGAAAGCTTTTTAGACAGGTGTGTATTATTTTATACGGGAAGCAAAAGAAAGTCCTTTCAGATAGCTAAATCTCATGATTCTACAAAAACAAAATCAGCAAAAAGAAAAATACATAGCATAGCCCGCAAGGCCTACGAAGCTTTCCAAAAGGCTGATATAGATCAAATCGCCGCCCTTCTACATCAAGGCTGGACAGAGAAAAAGAAGATTTCTCCGCTAATTTCTTCCCCTGAGATTGAATCTCTTTATGAGGACTTACAAGATCAGGGAATGATAGGGGGAAAGCTACTGGGAACCGGGGGATCTGGCTTTATCCTGTGTATTCTGAAAGAGGGGATGAAAAAACAGTTTGTTTCTCGGAATTCTAAATCCGTAGTAGACTTCACTTTCGACGATGAGGGAAGTCAAATTATTAACCAAGGCCCTATTCGGTGTATAAAAGATAGCGGAACATTCCCCTAAAACCTACAATAGAATGTGTGGAGAAGAGCAATGCCTTTACAGAAGTGCGTAGTTGACGGTAAGAAGGGTTGGCAGTGGGGCAGTGAAGGCAAATGCTACACTGGCAAAGATGCTAAGAAGCAGGCCGTCAAGCAGGGAATCGCTATTGAAGGCCCCGAAAAGTTCTCCGAGAAAGCCAGAGAGGCAGGGGTCGAGCTTTCTCAAAAAGAAATCGAAGTAGTCGCAGACTGGATGTACAACGAAGGCTATACTTCAACAGCCATAGTAGCCACATCCGCCCTCCTATTCTCCTACTGGGCCAAGTCCGATAGAAAGAAGAAGAAGGATGACTCCGAGGCTAAGCACGATTCTGGCATGAAGCCTCAGAACTACGAAAAGGGCGGTCCCGTTTGTCCTAAAGACCACGTATTTGATAAGAAGACAGAAAAATGTGTGCCTAAGGATGGTGTAGAGGTTGACTCTTCGTCCGCAATTTATGAAGGCTATCGAACCACTTCCATGGTTATGGATCGGGATGGCTATGGGCACTTCCACACGTTTAAGCCGGGAGATAAGTATACATCGAAAGCCCGTACTAGCTTTGGAGATATAATTGTTTCTGAGTGGGGCAGTCATGTTCACGAAATTCGAGATGGAAAAGTAATTATTGCAGAGAAGCACGTTCATGATATCAAAGACATTGGCCCCGGCCAAGAATGGTTTAACGTTTAGAGCTTAGCAAATATGAAGTATCGCGATTTGGCGGAAGACATACTGGACTACGTTAATTCGCAGGAGATTGAAGGGAGTCATATCTCGGAGGCCGAAAGCCTCTCTTCCATAGAAGGAATAATTGAAGATTTTATGAGGAAAGAGAAGTATTTCACATCGGAATGAAGAATTCTATTACGAGCAGGTGGCACCATGAGACATGTAATTCTTTCAGCTTTCCTATTCTTCTTTTTATATTCTCCCGCCTCGGCAAAGTTTTTAACCCTAAATGAAATAGGGGAAGCCTCCTGCCGAGTTAATGCAGAGGAGGCTAGAGGAAGTGGCACGTCAATAGCACAAGACAAGCAGTTTGTTTATGTGCTAACTAATGCACACGTTGTTGGTAATAGTCGTCGTGCTACATGCGAATTTTTTAGATACGGTCGCAAGACCTCCCCTCTTGCTGGTGAAGTGATCTGGAGAGCCTACTCTGAGCAGAGAGTGCTTGACTTTGCCATTATCAGAATACCCAAGTCCCTTTTTGGCAGTATGCCCCCTCGTATCGTTCCGCTAGCCCCCGCTACTCACATAGTCCACAAAGACGACTACATTGCGTCTGCCGGATGCCCTCAAGGCCGGTGGTTACAGCTATGGGAGGGCCACGCTCTTTCTACTAGCTCACAAAGTCGAGTTCTTTTTACGCCCCCACCCCTAGGCGGTCAGAGCGGATCTGGTGTTTACACGATGATAAAGGGGAATACTCACCTCGCAGCGGTGCTTACATGGAGAGTGGATGAGAACAAGGGTGGCGCGATACATATTTCTAATTTCTGGAGGGCTATCAGGGGAGAGGTAAACGAAAACAAATTTGATAAAATTCCTTCAACTTGGAAGTTTGCGGGTGAGCCCTCTACCACCAAAGCAAAAAGGCTAGAGGGAAAGACCATAAGAAGGCGTGTATATTATGCCCTCGCATCTAACGGCTACCACTATCTCCAAACTTTTAAAGAGGGAATACAGTGGAAGTCGGCAACTATACCTAATGAGCATAAAAATGTTAGTATCGTTCAATGGAATGTCCTTCTAGATATAGACTGCCCCTTCGGTATTTGTCCCCCCTTTATACCTCCTCAAAACCCCAAACCTCCTCCTAGTAATCCCGATACCGATGACTTTCCCTTCCCTGATCCGAACGATAATCCTGATGGATCCCCCGGAGGAGATGGAGAGGGACAGAACCCCTTTGGAAAAGTACCTCCCAATTACACCCCTAATGAATCGGATGGTCGCATAACAGACCTTGAGCAAAGAATCTCTAAGCTCGAAAAGGAGAGGGTAGAATTAGAGGGGACAATCAGTACGCTGAACGAGTCTATCAAGTCTAAGCTCTTAGAGATTGAGTCTCTAAAGCAAGATTCTGAAGGAAACAGGGGAAAGATTGATAAGCTTGAAGCAGAGATCTCCGGTCACACCTCCTCTTTAAACTCCCTGAATGGCAATCTTGCCCAAAAGAATAAAGAGCTTGAAGGAAGTCTATTGGTTATTAAAAACTTAAAGAGCGATGCCAAAGCTGGGGTGGAAGAGGTAACAGTTCAAAGGAACCGTTTTGGCTGGTTAAGCGGAGGACTGGGGGGCATCTTGTTGTGGATATTTTCTCTTTATTGGAAGCTAAGAGGTAAGGAAAAAGTGAAGGACGTAGTAGAAGATCTAGTGGGTGGAGACGAAATAGCCCCCGTTCCTCCTGTCGAGGAGCCCCTTGAGAAAGAGGAGCCCCTTGAGAAAGAGGAGCCCATCTCGAAGCATCAGGTCCAGCCAGATATGAATGCTCTAGCAGACTTTCTAGAGCACAAAATGACAAGTATTTTAGACGACAAGCTTGACAAAGCTCTAGGCGTAGTGGGACAGAAAGTAGATAGTCTGGAAAGAAGACTGGGGGAACAACGAACGGAAGGGCTTTCCCGGCCGGTGCCAGTGGTCCCTCCCAAAGTTCACAAAGTTCATGTGGTTCTAGACGAAGTGTCCAGAAAAGTTCTCAAAGATGATCCAGCCCCCGTCCCCGAACAACCCCGAGAAGTACGTGACGACTGCGATTGTGACTGTGGGGAAAATATTCTAGACCAAGTTAAGTCCAATAGAGACTTCCCTGACGCTACTGGCAGGATCAAGCAGTTTATCGATCTTAAAGCCGTTGACGGTGAGTGTATAACCGAACTAGCATTTTATGCGCATCTTTACAGGGATGCAGTGGCGCTCTTAAGGGAAGACCGTCTTATAGTGCAAAGACAAGGGAAGCCCTTCAAAGTTCATCACCAGCAAAAAGCTGCGAGTGCAATAGACACTTACGTGAGAGATCAGTTTTTGAAAAGAATATCAACTGCTACGATTGAAAGCCATGCCCTATATCACGAGGCTATGATAGGATTTTTATACAAAGAGTCCGTTAAGAAGCTAAGAAGAGGAGAATTTAACGTATTGGGGTATAAAGATATGGCCTATTCAATAGAAGAATGGGTAAAAACGGAGTTTCTAAAACGAATGGGATTTCAATTTTAACTAATGGGAGGCGCCTACTATGGCCGAATATCAAAACACGTTTCTCGGTGCAAATCTACAATTCCCTAATCTTGGGGTCCACTTTTTGTTGGCTGAGATTATCAAGTTCAGAAAACAGCTTACTGTCCGCCAAGAATTCAAATCACAGTCTGGCTGGAACGATGGACTTAACCGTTACATGGTAACAGAGCTTGAAAAGCTCGCAGACACCTTGGAGAACATTACCTACAACCCTGATTCTCTCACTCAGGAAGAATTGGAATCTCAAGCTGGAGATACTAATAGAACTCTAAATGAAGACTATAACGAGTTTGCGTTAACTCAAGACAACGTTCTTATGCCCGTTGGGGTTAACCGAACCTTGTCGTGGGACTTAACTGGAGCCAACGTGGACATTCCACAGCTTGCTCCTCTGAACTGCCCCAATGACTATGCTAGAACTTTTGTTGCGGCTTTAGACAACTTTTTTGTTGAGCTAACCCGGCTTGACAGTCGTCACCAGCCCTACGCCATTACAAAGTACGAGTCAGTAATGATGAGAGCACTACTTAACGTCCTCTATACTCTCACTCAGCGTAAAGGTGGAGAATTAAATCGTAGCGATATTCCGACAGGAACCCTTCCTTCGGAAGAAGGTACTACATTTAGGACTGGTGGAGCTTAAAGCTCGTCCTAAGCTGCAATCCAAGAGGGGGCGGGAATTCCCCGTCCCCTCTACTTTTTGGGAGACAAATCGCATGGGTCATTATATTCGAGAGGTAGTTAGCTACAGGGTGTGCTCTAAAATAAATGAGCACAAAGGATCACAGGAAGTGGCCATAGATCCAGCCACTGCAATTCTAATTGGTAAGATCCTAATAAAGGCTGTCCTCTTGATTAAAAATTGTAAAGGGTCCAACCCTGAACGAGAGGGTGTTGTGCGAAATCCTTCTAGATCTGACTTAGGTAGTTTAAAAAAACTCGTCCGTAAAGAGCTAGGGTGGTTCAAGTATATCTTTTTTGGTGCTAAAATTATTCGCGCTCTGACAGAGGTCAGCGCTGACATGGATAATGGTGAGCTACAGACCTGTGGTCTCTATGCTAACGATGCTGAAACTCAAAATCCTAACTACTATTCAAACTATACAGAGCTATGAAATGTGTAATTTACCATGGAGACTAGTATAACATAAAACGACGGGGGCCCAAATGAAACGCCGTAAGTTTCTTTATTCGTGTATACTATTTTGTTGTGGTTGTGGAACTACTCTAGATACAGTTGCGACAGCAACTCATAAAATGCCTCCGAGGTGCCCTATTAGGTCTTCTCTGAAGACGGCTACCGGGGCGTCGAGATGGGCTAAAACTCACCTAACATATTTCATCGCAGACAGAGATACGGGAGACATGGAAAGACATGAGTGGGATAGGTGTTTCCTTAACGCATTCAACTCTTGGTCAGAGGTGTGCCCCCTCACTTTTGAAAAGATCTATGATGATAGAGCAGACATTATAATTGACGTTAGTAAGAAAAAAGATGAGGGCTTTGGAGAAAGACACGACGTTTTAGCATGGGCATACCTTCCCTCCACCTCCGACTGGGACGGTCAGCTTTTAACTAAATTTGACAAGGCAGAAGAGTGGGTTACAGAGATTGACAATCCCAAGCAGGATATCCTCTTACAAAATGTGGCCGCCCATGAGATTGGCCATCTCCTAGGCCTAGACCACTCACCTTATGAGGAGGCCCTAATGTTTCCTTACTACTCTCCTGAAACGGTTGGCCCGCAATTAATTGATGATGTTATAAGAATACAAGATTTATACGGTACATGAGGGCTTTAAAATGGCTACCAGCAAACATATTACGTGGGCATTAGCTGAGCAAACTACAACGCATTCCACTCGGTCAACTGTATGGGAGCTTCAGCGTGTAGCGATGCCTGCGAGTGATCTCATAGCGGGACACACATATGTTGTTTATGCGTGGGCAAACTGCAAGAGCCCCGGAACCAATGATGGGGGAACCAAGTGGGCATTCGTAGGGGGGGACGACCTTATAGGATCAAGTCAGGAGAGATATGATTCCAATAGTTCGGGCCTTGCCATAGGTCACTTGGGCATGTGTGTAGCCCCCGACCCCGTCCTCCCTATCGGCATCTACCGAAAAATGCTAGAGGACGGTGGTCAGAACGAGGAGACGCTGGCGGGTCAAACCTTTGTCTTCGATATAGATGGTCATAGCAATAGCACGTTTCCTTTACACATAACGTATGATACTAGTAACCGCACTGTAGGAATTGGGGGGACTCTTCAGAGCTCAACCCCAAATATTACAGGCGGCCCACAGTGTCTAGTTCTGGCTTCATGCCGAGTGTATGGGGGAGATGGCACGCCCACCAAGCTGGGGCTTTACCAAGACTCAACCCTTATTACCAGCGGCTCTAGATATACCGTAGACCTCCAAGATAACAATCAAATTTTACTCGGGGGCGTCTACAACTTCACTTCTGGTGAAACTTTCCATATAAAAAACATCGACGACGCTACGAGTGCCACTTCTACTTATTCGTCCATAGGCGTATTCAACTTGGGGGTTGGTGCGGCCGCTGCTGAAACTGGAAACCTTACGACGTGGACTGACATGGGGGGAAGCGGTAAGTGGACTCCCACCACCGTAGTATCCGATAGTGGCCCTTCTTTTGTGTTTGCCTTCGGAAGGCAGCAGGAACTTGGCGTTGGCTCTGGAAGACAGGCCTCCGTTTCTGTAAAAAATAACACTCAGAATGTCTGGTACAACTTCCCTGATCGTCCCTCGGGAGAATTTTCTCCCCACTACTTCCCCTCCACCGAAGTGGGCTCGGACCAAGGGCAATATGCTACCGCCGCTGTGGTGGGCGTGACGAATGCCATTGCTTCGGGTGACGAAATACAGGTCTACACCTTGTAAAAAATTTGCCTCCAAACGCAAAAGGCGGAGGTATAATAGGACATGTCAACAAGGTTTCAAGGAATGTTAATAGGAGAAAAAAATGGCATCCACCGAGAAGACAAACTGGAACTCTCTTTTGTCGAACAAATGCGCCGTCAAAACTATGAACAGTTTTGCAACTGGGTCTGAGAGTACGCGAGCAGTAACGTCCAAGTTTGCCAATACCCCAAAGGCTGGCGAATTTAGAAAGCTCGTTCGAAACTATGGAACTATCTACGCACGAAGCCTGACGCGAAAAGCACTACGCTATCGCGGTCTTATGAAGTAAGGAGCAATTATGAGCGATCTTAACGAAGTTGTTATTAGTGGAAGGCTTACTAGGGATGCGGAGCTCAGGCAAACGCCAACCGGCACGTCTGTAACCGACATCATTGTTGCCTCAAATAGAATTTGGTCAAAAGATTCTGACAAGCAGGAAGAAGCCACTTTTGTCGACGTGACCATCTGGGGCAAGCAAGCCGAATCTCTTGCTCGGTATCTGACCAAGGGGCGTCATGTCATGCTAACCGGTAGACTCAAGCTCAACAAGTGGGAGACTGAGGAGGGAGACCGCCGTAGCAAGCTAACCGTAGTTGCTGAGAAGGTAAATCTCACACCCGGTGGAACACCCGGAGGCAACGGATATACCAGCGACTCTGCGACTTCTGTGACAAAGAAGAAGACGCAGGTGGAAGAAGAAGTTCCGTTCTAATATCTCTACTTGTTGGGGAATCTCTCCGAAGCCCTCTTGTAACAAAGGGGGCTTTTTTATATGCTATACGCATGCCCGGTTCTACAGGCGCAGGAATAGGTACAGGAACAGGCACCGGGACGGGGAAAGGAACCTTTATCTCTTTAATAATCACTGGAACATACCTGTGATGTTCCCATAATAGATAGGCGAAGAGACATACTCCTACACCTGTCAAAAACCCTATAAAATAGTTTTTCATATCATCTCCTATAGTTACGGCCCCCCTTTTAATACACCTTATCATGATAGATATAATAATTCAGTTAGCAATTTCCGCTTATATTAGTTCCCACATGCTGGAGGAAGAGGTTGAGTATGAAGAATATGAACCTGATGGCTCCTATCAATAAACTTGGCTATGGAGTTGCCGCGTTAAACATACTAAAGTCTCTAAGAAAAGACATTGAGATAGCGTGCTTCCCTATCGGAAACAACATAGAAGTAAGCAATCGGGAAGACTCTGAGACAGTTCAGGAAGCCTTGTCTAATAGAGAAAAGTTTGACTGGGAGGCCCCGTGCCTGAAGATATGGCACGAGTTTGACATGGCGGAAAGGATAGGGGGCGGTCCCCTTTTTGGCTTTCCCTTCTTTGAGATCACTAAGTTTGACAATAACCGAATCCACAATCTCAATTCTACCGACAGCGTTATAGTTGCCTCTAAGTGGGCAGCTTCGGTAGTTATAGATCATATCAACTCTTCGATTCCAGTTCACGTTTGCCCGCTTGGCGTTGACCGTAGCCTCTTCAACGAGGATGGAAATACGCCTACAGAAAAATGTGAATTTTTGAATTGTGGAAAGTGGGAGGTGCGAAAGGGCCATGACGTTCTGTTAAGGGCCTTTACAGCAGCATTCCCTTCGGAGCGGGACGTCGGATTGTCCATGCTTCCTGACAACCCGTTTCTTAATCCCAAGGATCGGTCGGAATGGGAAGTTTACTATCGAGGAGACCCTCGCGTTAAAATTATAGATAGAGTGAATAGTCATACAGAAGTAGCAAATATAATGAAGCAATCTACGTGCGGAGTATTTCCCAGTAGAGCCGAAGGGTGGAATTTAGAATTACTTGAAATGATGTCTTGTGGAAAACCAGTTATAGCAACCAATTATTCAGCGCACACCGAATTTTGTAATGAGGGTAATGCCCTCCTTATAGAAATCGACTCCATGGAAACGGCCTCCGATGGTAAATGGTTTCACGGAAACGTTGGTGAGTGGGCCTCCCTAGAGGGCAACGCATTTGACGCACTGGTTAGCCACATGCGTGACGTGTACGGTAAGTGGCAGGAGTCTAGGTTTCTAGCTAATGAAGAGGGTGTACGAACTGCTGTTGATTTTTCTTGGGAGAAGACAGCTAAAAAAATAAAGGAAGCTATCTATGAAAATTAATGAAGGAACGAAGCTGGATTTTGACGATGTCCTCCTAGTCCCTCAACGCACGAAGACAGCTTCAAGAAAAAGCGTTGATGTCTCAAGATTTTTTAACTTCTACCATAGCCAGAGGACTTGGGACGGCACACCAGTTGTAGCAGCGAACATGGACACGACAGGGACTTTTTCTATGTCCCAAGCGTTGGCAAAATTTGATATGATTACGTGTCTACATAAACATTACGATCCTAGAGAGCTGGGTAACTTTTTTTCAGACTACGACGGAGACACTGGAGAAACGACAAATCCTATAGAAAGATGCTGGTTCAGCATGGGTATCAAAGATAAGGACATTCTTAAGCTGAAGGAAGTTGTTAACTATTCTAATATTTGTCCAAATATTTGCATAGATGTGGCTAACGGCTATACTGATGACTTTGTTAATTTCTGTTCCAGCATACGAAAATGGTATCCTACTTCTATTATAATGGCGGGAAATGTTTGTACCCCAGAAATGGTTCAAGAGCTTATCTTACACGGAGGAGTGGACATCGTGAAGGTCGGTATAGGACCCGGCTCTGCTTGCACAACAAGATTGAAAACCGGAGTAGGATACCCACAGCTATCGGCAATTGAGGAATGTGCTCACGCTGCTCACGGCCTGAAGTCAGCAGAAAAAAGAATGGGGCTTGTATGTGCGGACGGCGGATGCAGAACAGCGGGAGATGTGTGCAAGGCATTTGCTGCCAACGCCGACTTCGTTATGCTGGGGGGAATGCTGGCCGGAACCGACGAGTGTGAAGGTGAATGGGAATACAAAGATGACGACGAATGTACCAATGTTCCACTGTTAAAGAAATCACTAAAGTTTTATGGTATGTCTAGCGAGGCTGCTATGAACAAGCATAGCGGTGGAGTAGAAACCTACAAGGCTTCCGAGGGACGGTTAAAGAGCATCCCTTACAAGGGTCCAGCAGAGCTCGTTATTCAAGACGTACTAGGGGGAATGCGGTCCTCTTGTTCGTATATTGGAGCTACATGTTTAAAAGATATGGCAAAATGTTCCGAGTTTGTAAAAGTGAACAGAACTCACTTTGACCAAAGCCTCGGTGACTTGGGTGTATAATATAATGGTCTACCACAAGAAAGGGACTTCATGTTTTCAAGAATTCTCTCCATGATCCGAGAAAAATTTAGAAAAAGATCCCCACAAAAGGCTCCGGACCCCGATGAGAATATAATCGACAACCCCATTGTTGAATTTGTAGTCCAGATTGACGCGAGGGGAGACTTCGCCATCGGGGCAGATTGCTTGTCAACCGATGAGAGGCACGCTGAATTCCTTGGAACGACTCTCTATCTGTTAAACTCTGGAATGCTATCTGATTATTTTGTAGAGGCGCTAAGGCTTGACTGTGAGGGAGATGGGGCCAAGCTAAAATTCGTAATGAACGCTATGGGGTGCTGGAGAGAGACCTACGAGAAAGAGAGTGTAGAGGGCCTCCTTCAAGTCCAAGAACACAAAGATGCAGTAGACCCAAAAGATGTGTTTAGTTTCCACAAGATGAGGCCGTGATCGATGAAGTCCTACTTAGACATTCTAGACAACGTTCTCAGCAACGGCCGCTGGAAAGAATCGGAAGAGGTAGGAAAAGTTCTTAGCTTTTTCGGAGAAACCTTTCGTCATGAGATGATCGATGGCTTCCCCTTAGTAACGACCAACGAAACGCCGATAGAACTAGCTTGGGCAGGGCTCGAGGGCTTAATTCAAGGTGTAACCTCTTCCAAGCTGGGCCCCATAGATGGGTATCAATGGAGACGGTTCAATCAAGCATATGGTGAAGACGACGACGGATGTCTTTCTCGATACGATCAGCTTCAAAGAATCGTAAAAGCTCTTCAGACAGACCCTACCGATACCACCCTGATATGCACCTCATGGAATCCTGTGCAGCTTGAAAAAATGTCGTTAAAGCCGTACCGGATTCTCTGGAATGTTGTGGTGTCTGGAGATACCCTTAATCTTGCTTGGTATCAGAGAAGCGCTGAAATAATCCGGGGAATTCCAATAAATATAGCTTTATATGGAACTCTTCTTCTTTTGCTGGCTGCAACAGCCGGGCTTAGGCCGGGTACTTTGCACGGAACATTTGCCGATTGCTATATCCGCGATGCACACATTCTTGAGGCAGAGAAGCAACTTGACAGAGAGCCTAGAGACCTTCCCCTAGTCACCTTAGGGCTGGATGGTGAGTCTATGCTCCAATGGTCTAGAAAAAATGCAACCTTACATAACTACAACCCCCACCCACGTCTTGATTTTAGTCCAATTTTATTGTGAGGTGATGTAATGAGTACTCCTCCTTTACCAAGCGGCAATGATGTTTACTGGGAAAAATGGATGGACGCGTTTGAAGCAACGGAAGAAGAAGGCCCCGCCCCTACTTTAGAAGAGGAGGAAAGCTATCTCGACGTTGACCCTGAATTAGGCAGGGAATACGACGAAGAGGTCGAGCAATTCGTTCCAGTTAAGGGCGTAATGACCCCTTACGGAATGCTACCTCTTACCGACGATACTCTTGCGAGCAGGAAGTTCAAGTTTTGGGTAGGTCACGCCAATTTTAGATTAACTGAAGATTACTATAGCGTAATCGGTTCCACCGAAGGAGTAGAAACTCTTGATATTTTAACCCCATATCGTTTCCGGATAGGGATAGGTAAAATGTTTGTTGATAGAACTGTAATGAGTAGCGTCAGAGACAAGATGGTAGCCTATGTTGGAGCCAAAAAGAAATCCTCCAAAAAATGATTTGGTGTACTAAGTAGCAGGGAAGGGCCTAGGTATGTTTGGATTCAAAGGAACAGAAAACTTCGTATAACGAGGTATTTGATTATGGCTTTTATTACTAACATCACGACAAGCTTTTCGACTAGCCCTAGCACCGGAGTCTACGGTGCGGATGGTCTCCCCGCCAACATTGACAATGATCAGGGTAACATCAGGTTTGCTGGCACCATTTCGGAAACTGGCAAGTTTAAAAGTTCTGATCTTGGCGAAGGAAACCCCATCACCACCATCATCTCTGGTGTTGGTCCCGTAGAAGGTGCAATTTTGGGAGCTGCTTTCAACTCGGGCCTCCAAGTCATTGTTAGAGCCCAGACTACTATTGCTGGACAGTCCAACTTGCTTCTTGAAGGCGGCGCTTCCAACAGTGCTAATGAAGCATTTACTCCACTCCAGCTAGACGTGTTGAGAACCTACTACTACAAGACTGCGGTTCGAAACAACTACTGGAACGAGTTTAGTGGTGCGTGGAGCCCTGTTGTTCCTAGCAACGCCTCTTCTGGCGCTTGGAACATTGCCAATAGCGTTGACAACTCCAGCACCATGCGTGCATCGGGCGTTGACAATGCAGCTAACCCATCGAGTGCTGAACCGGGCGAGCTTGTCTTCCTTGACGGAAGTCCGAACCCAATCCAGACTGGCTACGGTCCCCGATACCTCTGGTAAAGTCGTACATGACTGCAAGAAGGGGTCTTGGGCAGCAACCAAGGCCCCTTTTTTTAACTTTCATTTTATCGAAAGGTCGTTATGGAATCCGAACTCCTTTCTATTCCAGTTTTAGCTGCTATCGTAGCAATTGTAATGGGGCTAGGCAAGGTTATAGAGCTCCTTTTACTGAGGGCGATTCCTTCTAAGAGCGTTTTAGTTGACGAAGAAAGAGATTGGATACAACACACCTACAAAGTAATGTCTAGGCAAGACTCCGATGGAACCCCTCTGGTCTACGTCCCGCGAAGCTGGGCAGAAACCCAAAAAGACATGCAACAAATTATGACTCAAATAGTTAACGACCAGAGAAGAATAGCTGACATCCTCGATAGAATAGACAAAAAGCTGGAAGATAAGAGCCAATGACTATCTTAGTACCCTTCTCGAAAGCGATGACTCACCTCAAAGAAGCGGACGTGCTTTTGTTTCGAGGAGTAGGAGCAATTAGCTGGGCTATAAAGAGATACAGTAGCGGTATCCATAGCCATGCAGGGATGGTTCACCGTGACGGAGAGCATGTTCAGTGTGTTGAGTTTCGTGAGTTTAAAGGAGGTCGGTCAGTTTCTCTTAAGACACAGGTTGAAAGCCACCCCGACACGATAGATGTGTTTAGGGCGGTTGACCATCTTTCTTATGATTCTTTCGCAATGTCTGAGATAACCGGGGATGTTACGGGTAAAATTTCACGGACGTTTGAGGAAGACACCGCACGGAAGGTCACTGATATCATGATGGACTTAACAGGCCTTCCCTACGGTTGGAAAAACTTTTGGAAACTCGCCAAGCACTATGCTCCCTTCTTTAGACTTTCTGAACAAAATGTAAAAGACACGGCCCCTACCGAAGTCTTTGTATGTAGTACGGCAGTCGCCTTTGCTTACAGGATGGTATACTCCGATCCCGTGCCGTACCTTTCCGATTCTTCGGTAACTCCCGCAGACTTAGCGAGGTCGGCGCTATTTAAATATCAGTTTACTTTGCAAAAAGATTGGTAGGATGGAAATATGGGGAAAAAGGATTTTGCGTACACAACCACGGTAGATCTTATGGTTGCTAGGATGTATAATAGTAAGAACTGTAAGGAGTGTCACGGCAAGGGGTATTTTGTAACCCACGTACCCCCAGACGGGGTCCGCTTCAATAAGGACATAGAAAACTACATAACCCACGCCTATTGTAAGTGCGTGATTAAAAATATGCGTTTGCACGGATAGGATCGAAAGAGGGATGAAGGAAAAATTTGTCGGAAAATACATGCGATTGGCACGCCAGATTGCCATTGATGACAACCCGTGTCTTTCTCGGCAAGTAGGTGTTGTTGTTGTAGACCCCTCCACTAACGGAATAGTAGGGGCCGGTTATAACGGTCCCCCAGAGGGAACTCCTCACTGTAACGATGTGAAATTTTTAAAGGGGTTCTTTTGGCCACAACTCACAGAGGGAGAGAAAGCACAGCTCTGCATCAAAAGTGGAACGATAGATAGTCAGGACGTTGACGCAGTATGCGAGTCCCTTTCGAAACGCAACGAGTGCCCACGCAACATCCTAGGGTACTCTTCGGGCAAAAGACCAGAGCTCTGCTCATGTCAGCACGCCGAAAGGAACGCTCTTAATAAGCTTTCCATCCCAGCCAATGGCTTGATTATGTTCTGCTGGTGTGGGGTTCCATGCATTCAATGCACTGGCTCAATCATAAACGCCGGTATCAAAGAGCTGTATTGTTTAAAACAAATAGAGGACTATCAATCAGAGGCAAGGTGGCTTTACGATAAGAGTAGCACAACTCTGATAGAATGCGATGAAATCAAAATTGAACGGAGTAAATAATGTCAGGAGCCTTTACCAATTCTTTTAGCGAAGAAACTTGGTTTCAAAAATACAAGCTAGAAAACGACGCAACTGTAGAAGACACTTGGATGAGAGTGGCTACCGATCTTGCGTCTGTAGAAACAACGTACAAGAAAAAATGGGTCAAGGAGTTTTATAGTATCCTAGAAGGGTTTAAGTTTGTACCCGGAGGCCGCATTACTTCCAACGCAGGATCAGGGCTAGAGGGAACAACATATATCAATTGTTTCGTAGATGGGTTTATAGGAAAGGATCAGGACTCTATTGAGAGTATCTACCGCACTATTACAAGACAAGCCCAGATTTTAAAAAGCGAAGGTGGCTATGGATTCTGTGCCGATGTCATGCGTCCACGCGGAGCTCATATCGGAGGTATCGGAAACCAATCCCCCGGAGCGGTGAAGTTCTTAGAGCTTTGGGATAAGTCCTCTGAAATTATTACTTCTGGGAGCGGACACAAGTCTCGCACAGGCGAAAAAAACTTCATACGCAAGGGAGCGCAGATGGTTACCCTGTCATGCTGGCATCCCGACATTGTAGAGTTCGTTAATGCTAAAAAAACTTCCGGAGTTCTTAGCAAGTTCAACATGTCGGTACTCTGTACTGACGCATTTATGAAAGCTGTAATTGATGACTCCCCATGGGAACTCGTATTCCCTGATCACGAGAAGCACCCTAAAAATTATAAGTCTTCTTGGAATGGAAGCCTAGAGGAGTGGATGGAAACTGTCGGAGGAGAGGACGCCACCTACGGCCTACGCAGCTATCACACATTTGACTCTGCTAGAGATCTTTGGGACTTGATAATGTCCAATACCTACAACCGTAACGAGCCGGGGGTTCTTTTTGTTGATACAATCAATCACTTGAACAACCTGTACTACGAGGAGCATATCAGCGCTACTAATCCTTGCGGTGAGCAGGTGCTTCCCATTGGAGGGGTGTGCCTCCTAGGCTCTCTTAACTTAGTCCATTTTATTGACCCGAAAACTCAAGAATGGAAATATGAGGAATTAAAAAGAACTATAGCTATTGCTGTCAGATTAATGGATAACGTAAACGACAAGACCTCTGTTCCTCTTAAGATTCAGAAAGACCAGTTGCAAAGTAAACGAAGAATAGGTCTGGGGGTTATGGGTTACGCGTCAGCCCTTATGATGGCCAAGGTCAAATACGGAAGTAGACAGGCCCTTCAAATGACCGAGAGGCTCATGGAATTTATTACTAACCAAGCCTACCAAGCCTCGGCGTTACTAGCAAAAGACAAGGGAGCCTTCCCCCTTTACAACCCTCCACTATACAAGAAGAGTCAGTTCATACACAAGCTTAGCAAAGAAACAAAGAGACTCATCGGTCTTTACGGAATGCGTAACTCACACGTTACTTCTATTCAGCCCACCGGGAATGGTTCTGTGTTTTCTAATTTGGTAAGTGGAGGCCTCGAACCATTGTTTATGCATGGCTATATTCGAACCGCAGTTCAGCAGCATTGCCCTGATGGCATAACAATCCCTTCTTCTATCGATTGGGGCAAGGGCGATTACAAATATGAAAATAAAGATGATGCCACAGACTGGATATGGGTTAAAGAAGGAGATGAAAAACTTCTGGCCATCAAAATCGACGGGAAAGTATGGAAAATGGACAGGACTCGAGGTCTCCTTAAAGAGGAGTGGGTAGAAGACTACGGAGTTTCATTCCTTAAAAAAATAGGAGAGTGGAAAGAAAATGCCTCATGGAACGCTTGCGCCATGAGTCTTGATGTTAAATCACATATTGACACAATGTCAATTTTTGCCAATTGGGTAGACTCAGCCATCAGTAAGACAATCAATTTGCCCAACGATTATCCTTATGAAGACTTTAAATCCGTTTACATGAAATCGTGGGAAAAAGGGATTAAGGGGTTTACAACCTACAGGACCGGAACGACCACCTCTGTTTTGTCCGAGTCTTCTTCTCTGAGCAGCGATGGTCCGTCTAAAATAGTGAAAACGGAGGCCCCCGAAAGGCCCCGAGAGCTCCCCTGTAATGTGCATCATATGACTGTAAAGGGAGAGCCCTACTTTGTTTTTGTCGGGATACATGAGGGTGACCCGTATGAGATTTTCGGGGGTAAGAACGGCTTCATAAGCCGAAACGTAAAAAAAGGAATCCTGATGAAGTTTCTAAGACCGAAAGGGGTTTACAAAGCCATACTTGAAGACGGCCTAGAGCTTTGCCCGGTGAATGCGACTTGTTCAGAAGAGGAAGATGCGTTAACTAGAATGACATCCACAGCCCTAAGACATGGGGCATGTATTCAGTACGTTGTTCAACAACTGGAAAAGGTAAAGGGGGATATGACGTCTTTTGCAAAAAGCATGGCGAGGGCTCTTAAGAAGTATATCCCTGATGGGTCTGAGGAAAAGGGGGAGTGCCCGGAGTGTGGAAAAGATGCCCTGATTAGGCAGGAGGGATGTATAGCCTGTACTCAATGTGGACATTCAAGATGCGTTTAAACAAAAATAATTTTATTTTTGAGCTCCTATGTTTTGTCATAGCGATAATATCTACTATAGATCTTTATTTTATTGGTAAAACACGAACTATCATTCAAGAGTCCGAACAAAATCCCATCGGGCGGTATCTAATACGCTTAGACCATGGAGACATCTCTATTTTTATAGCTGCTAAGTTTCTAGGAACTCTGCTAGCTCTTTATGGATTATTTAAGCTACATTACCTCCAATTTAAATATGCTCTTCTTATCACGTGGGCTATTGCGATAGCGCAGATACTACTCTTGATATATCTTTTTATATAACGAACCCCTGTCGCCAATCAGGGGGTAGAATTCTTTTGGAGGACGCCATGCCAGAATATACATTCCGATGTGACCATTGCGAGATTCACTTTTCCATAAATTGCAGTATGTCTAAATATAAAAAGAAAAAATATGTGAAGTGTTCAGAATGCAATAAGAAGGCGACTAGAGATCTTTCCTTCGATGATGTTCAGGGGTCTGTCTCCTTTTCCCTGTCAGAATGTAAAACTATCGGACACTATGCTGAAAAACAAACGTCCCAATACAGCAAAGATCAAGCGGATGAGATACGCCGCAATCAGAAGACCAAGAGAGTTTCACCTCATGAAGAGTTGCCTGATGGAATGAGTCGAATAGAAAAGTCCTCCGACACATTGCAATGGACAAAAGAGGGCAAGGCTAAAAGAAAGCCCAGAAAGAGAAAATAAATGCATCAAGACATCTTCATCATAGACCCCTCTAGGGAGCTTCCCGAGGAGCGTACCGTAACCGTATACACAGTAATAGGGAAAGAAGACTATATCGAGGAAGATTCTGGACTACCGTGTCTGAGTGTAGAATTGGATGATACTAAGGATAACCCATACGCTCATGCTATGAAGGTTATTGGACCGTCTAGTTGTAGATTCTTTGTGAAGCAAGGGGCTTACGGGAAGCTTTTCAATCCGCTGGGCTTTTTTAGTGAAGGTCGGGAAGCAGGAGTGAGTCGCCATAGGGGGCGGCTTGAGTGGGAGTTAAAAGAAGTAAAGGAAAAGGTGTTTAATTTTTATGTAAATTTTTTGAGAACAAAAAACTTGTCTTATATACGCAATGCCGAAAGGGAGCTATCATGAAAAAGGGTAAGATTACAGACACTGAGACCGCATGCCTCAAGGGGATGATCGCGGAGAAGGTATCCAAAGAAGACATGGCTAATCAGCTTGGTCGATCTCTAGCTTTAATTGAGAAGGAAGTTAAGAGAATTGGTGAAGAGGCTATTAGAGAGCAGCTGATGGTCAGAAAGACAGCCAAAGGAGAAGGTGGCATTGTAGCTATGACTGAGGCGGCGTCAATGAAGGCTGACGATACACGTTCTCAGCCAGATACGAAAGAGTCATCGCCCACACAAAGAGGAAAGTGGGTTCACACAATATATGACAAGCCGTAGGTCCGACAAAAGCAGCTACCCATCCAGATATTCTCCGGAAGGATGGGTTTCCCCATATCAATATATCACTGAGCTAATATGTGAAAAGAAGGCTCAGCAGGGCAGCAAAGAACTCCCAATAAAATTTTGGGAGATCAAGGAATGGCGAAGCTTCTACCGCTATCAGATAACTCTCGCAACCGCTCTGGTTAAAGAGTACGGCGAAGAGGCGGTAATAGCAGCCCTGAAAGATCGGAGATGCTACAAGACCTACTCTCTAAGGGCCCCTTTTCTCAAGCCTATCATAGAGGAGCACAAGAAAACTCAGGAGAAAGCTAAGCGAGTAGATGCAGAGGACCTGTCTTATAACTTTGATGGTAAAGAAAACTTTTCTAGCAACAACCAAAAGAGATCCCTACTATCTGACCTAGAGGATTTGGAAGAATGACGACGGATATTATCAAGGAGTACGGAGATGTCTTACATAATCCCTCATATATAACGGACACAAAACTGGCTATTATTCCGGTGAGTCCCAAAATTGACATGGCCTTAGGGGGAGGCGTCCCTGAGGGCTCTTTGTTCATCATGACAGGGCCAGAAAAGGTTGGTAAAACAATCACCGCTCTTACCTTTTGCGCGAACGCACAGACTGTCAACAGAAAAGTTTATTACGGAAATATAGAGGGTCGGTTAAGGAAGAGAGACCTAGAGGGAATAGCTAGCTTAAGTGTGGACCCGGAGCATATGGAAATTATCGGCTCTACTCAGGGGAACATTTTATCTGCTGAAAAATATTTAGGCATCTTTGATAATCTTATCCATACTCAGCCCGACTGTATATGCGTAGTAGACTCATTCTCAGCCCTGTCGAGTGAATCTGAGCTTACTGGGGACATCACAGACACTCAGGTAATGAGCGTACAGAAGGTTTTGGCTAAGTTTTGTAGAAGAATATCAAACGTTTTACCTATCAACAAGGTAACGGTAGTGGGAATAACTCACTTAATGGCCAACATGTCTACGTTTGGCAGGGGAAAGGCAAAGGTAGAAAAATCTGGGAGTGCCCTAAAGTATCAAGTTGATGTTAAGCTTCACGCAACCCACTCTCAGCCAATTATGCAAGGAGACACACAGATAGGGCAAACTGTCCATTGGCAAGTAGTCACCTCAGCTATCGGAGCACCGGGTCAAAAGGTCTCCAGCCATATCAAATACGGAAGAGGAATATGGAAGGAAATGGAATTGGCAGACCTACTCGTAGACTTTGGCCTTGTGGAAAAAAGCGGAGCTTGGTTTAAGCTTCCAAATGAGGAGAAGGTTCAGGGTAAAAACAATCTATCTAAATATCTGGAAGATAACCCTGACGAATATCAAAAATTTGAAGACGAAATTTTTTCTATGGTTGGAATTGAAAGGTGATTATATGATCATGAAGAGCTTAATGCTAGTTATTTTGTTGGCGAGTACCGCTATGTCGCAGGTTCCCGATAAGGATCTGTATCAGCACTTGCAAGATGTTTCAGTGACAGTTAAGAGTTTTGCAGGAGAGGGATCCGGAGTGATTGTTACCAGAGAAGTTGTACTCTCCAATGGCAAAAAGGAGAAGGTTAATTTTGTCTGGACTGCGGCCCATGTAGTTGATGGCCTGAGGTCTGTAAGAAGCGTCATTAAAGATGGTCGCCCCTCTAAAGTAGTAGAATTCAAAGACGCTCAGATTGTCAAGGAGCTTGTTGAAGATGGCAGGCGTGTTGGCGAGATCAAGATGGAAGCTAAGATTATTAAATATAGCGACTCCGAGAACGGTGAGGATCTTGCCCTTCTTATGATAAGAAAGAAGGGGTTCATTGACAAGACTACTACCTTCCACACGGCAGACGATCCTATAGCTATTGGAACAGAGCTCTACCATGTAGGCAGCTTGCTAGGCCAAATAGGAAGTAATTCTATGACGAGAGGAATATTGTCTCAAGTTGGTAGAGTTCTGGACCTCGGCACAGGCGAAGGAGTGGTCTTTGACCAAACTTCATGTCCCGGTTTCCCCGGATCGTCAGGGGGAGGAGTTTTTCTCTCTGAGAGGAATAAGGGGCATGAAGGCCATTACGTTGGGATGCTTGTAAGAGGAGCGGGCGAAACATTTAATCTCATTGTTCCCGTCAGACGCATGCGCAAATATGCTAAGGCTAACGGAGTTCTGTGGGCAATTGATCAAAATGTTCCGACCCCCACCTATGACAAGATCCTAAAGCTTCCTATTGAGGGTACAATTGATTCGAAGGACGGTAAAGACCAGAAGGCCTCGAAGGCGTCCGGAGACTTTCCCTTCCTTTTCAGAAACGCAGCCACCCCTCGGAGGATCTCCCCATTTTTACCAAGGCGACCCGTTGAAAATTAGAGACTTAGACGGCAACACCTATACTTGGAAAATAGCGGGGAACGTTGTTCGATCAAACGAGCAGCGTCCCCGTTCCAAGCTTCACCTGAAGGCCAGACAGCTTCTCAGAGACCTCTATCCGGCCCTCCAAATAATGGAGGAAGTTTCCTTTCAGCTACGTAGAAATCAGTCAGGCTTTCTAGACTTCTATATAAACACCGTGAAGACTGTTATTGAAGTTCACGGCTCTCAGCACTATAAGTTCAACACCCTGTACCACACCAGTATTCATGACTTCATCAATCAGAAGAAACGAGATGCCGCGTTAGTGGATTGGTGTGAGCTCAATAACTTAACCTATGTAGAACTCCCTTTTAATGAAAGTGTTGAAGAATGGAAGCTAAGGATACAGCCTCAGACCAGTTGAAAAAGCTTGACAGCATACTGGATGAGTATGAACGTTCCCTCGGGGTTCCGGACTTTCCTGATGAGTTTCACGACGACTCTGCAAAAAAATACATGACCCTTTCGCGACTTCAGATTGAGAAGTTAACCCCCGCTGAATGTGCGGAGGCTGCCCTTCTCTTAGGCTCCCTCTCTTTTCACATGCAGCGGGCATATAATCGAGAAGTGGCTCGCGTCAATTGGGCCAAGCAAACGTTAAGGTCGACAGTTGCGGGACGAGAACAATCATACAGTGGCTCATGGGAAAGCCAGTTCAATCAAGCGGTAGACGAAGATGGATATTCACGTAAGGTCATGCAAATTCAAAAGTATGCGCAGCAGAGGGCTGATCGCCTTACGTATCTCGCCTCGTCAATTAAAAATATTGGCGATATCTTTTTAGCTGTACAAAGGACAAAGGTGATGAAACATGGATAAGAAAGAACAACTAGCATCTCTACTTGCCTCTTTATCTTCGGATCAGATGGAGGAGCTTGAGGCTCTCCTACAGAAGTCCTCTGTAACTTCTAGAAGCACAAAGAAAAAAAAGAGAAGAGGAAAGGGAAAGCGTAAAAAAAGGGAAGCCGCGAAGACCAAGGAACAGCCATTGGCTAGCGAGCAGAATATGAAAGACTCCCCACCCACAGGCGAATTTTTAGAAGGCCTCAGTCTCACCTCCGCCGAAAAAGAAGAGTTGCAAGAGGCCTCACTGTCGGACAAGAAAATGGGAGCTCACGAACCCCTTCAAAATCAGAGTCCTCTAAAAAAGAAAGCTGAACATCGCGTGGAGGTTCGGTGTAGAATTTGTGGAAAGACGGAGAAGGTCTCGCCGGGCATTGTGCCTCCGGAAAGAGACAGGTTTAAATGTAATACGTGCTGCTGTAGCGCAGGTTAAAAAGGAGTGATCAATGGAGTTGAGAGATAAAAAAATCTGTGTAACTATCCTAGTCTGCATGACGATAGCTTATACCGTACAAAGTGCCCTTTTACTTTTCAATCAGGAGCAACTACGGGATGATATCCATTTGCTCCGATCAGAGGTT